CCATTCATTAAACTGTCTCTTCCTCAACTGTTTCTTGTTGAACTTCCTCTTCAGTGAATTGGCCCACTTCTGCTTGGCTATCAATCTCATCAAAAGTTTGATTTAATTTTTCATCATCATCAAGTACTGCTCTGGCTATTTCTTTATCTACCTCTTTGTTAAAAGTTGGTGATTGTAAGTTCATAGCTTTAGCCATTGAGAAATATTGTAAGTCATAAGCATAGTCTCTAATATTAAATGAGTCTGGATAATTGATCTCTCCATCAAAAGTGACATCTTGGAACATCGCATAGATTCTAAAAAGCTGTTCTTCAGCTATTTGTAAATTATCTGCTTTTTCTGACAATCTAGCATTCAATAACTCAAATTCTGTTTGTAAAGCTATCCCGGAGGATACTGCTTGTTTAGTTGTTCTTACAGCTCCTGTGTGTGCAATTCTATTAATAGCGTTAACTTTGTTTGTAATAGAGTCCATAATTGCATTTAAGTTTTGACCAGATGGTTGTAGTAAATATGGTTTTAAATTTGGCTCTGTTTCCTCAGGCATTTCGATTACTGCACCAGCTCCAGCGGATGCATTGACACCCGGGGTTTTTACTAGCGATGGATGATTTGTTAAACGGATCAGTTGCTCTATCTCACTATACTCATTGTAAATACTTTTTTGCAAATCAGCTATATCTGTAAGGTCTGATTGACCAATGCCTCTCTTGTGAGATTTAGCATTGTATAAAATAACTGCTGGTATTTTGCCAATCAGATTGTCGGCAGTATCTATAAGAGTAGGCTCTGTTTTTTCTTCTGTAATATAAACAGTTTCAATTCTATCAGGATACCAAATTCTAACATATGTGCCTCCGTCTCTATCTACCTCTTCTCTAACTTTTAAATAATCTAAATAATATTTACCATTTATATCTCTTTTAAAATTCCAATCTAAACAGTTTTCAGGAGTTACAATTGAAATATATGGTCTTATATCTTGATCTAGTTCTTCTGCTCTTGTGTTTGTTTGTATTGCTGGTTTATCTAAAATCATAAAACAATGACCATAAATACTCGCATAATTTTGAGCTTGTTTCATAACTGAATTAAAATTGTTACCTTCTAAATCTGCATCTTTTAAAAAAGCGTTCAAGGATGGCTCGTCTGCCATTTCTCCAAAGTCTCTAGAAGGTCTTACTCTAAATAAAAAAGATGAGTAAATTTGAATAATATTTTTACAGTGATTATCACAAGGAGTATTTCCAAGTCTTTGATTAAACTCATTATCTTGCTCTAAATTATATCGTGATAGATATTGGCCTACAGTATAATCATAACCACCATTATAAGAACGAATATAGTACTCCCACAAAGATACGTTTTCTTTATAATCTTTATGAACGTCTAAAGCAGTGTCCCTACTATATGCCATTACTTAACTGCCCATCTTGTTGGTGTTGATTTTCTATTCTGTATGACTAAGGGTTTTATATAATCTACTAAGTATCCAAGTGCGTCGTTCATATGATCAAATCCATCTTCTTTATTTGGTATATTTGTATCTTCTTTATAAGTTTGTCTTTGCAGTCCTTTTATCAAAGTTCTACAATATTTACTAATAAAAATATGTCTTACACCCTTTGAATCTTTTAGTCTAGAGTTTACAGTGTTTATCCTATCTCTTACCGCAGTATGTCTTGGTTTTGCTTTTACGTCAAAACCAGCATTTTGAAGTATAGATAAATCTGTTTTACCTCCTGCCGAGGTTTTTCTTTGTCTTGCTGCGGGGTCAGGATAAATAAATATTGGAAGTTTAGTCCCGTATCTATTTCTTATCTCTTCGCACATTTCGTCAGTATTAGAGCCGTAAATAACAACTTCATCAACAAAATATAATTTATCTCTTTCGACTTGAGCTACAGCAGCCGACATCGGTGAAACGTTAAAGTCCATCCCAATATGTAAAGGTTTTGTCCAATCTATTTGTTTATCAACAACTGAATCTACCGGGTGGAAGTTATAATAGATTGCTCCACTATAGTTTTCAAATGTACCTTCAAACTCTTGTCTAAAAGTTCTTTGATCTAAATCTGATCTAGCCTGTTCTATTTCTGATTTATTAACCATACCACCATCTAAAGTCGTATATTGAAAGCTGTCCCACTCTTTGTCTTGTTTACCTTTTAAATACATTTCATAACTCCAATTTCCATAACCTCTTGGAGTTCCACACATAAATACAGATCCTAAAGTATCAGAGACACTGGCTCGTAAAACCTCAAACCACGTTCTTTTTGGAATATCAGAGAACTCATCTAATACTAAAAAATTTAACCCTGTGCCTCTAAGACTGTCTGGCATATCAGCTGACTTCAATGAGATCGTGCTGTTTGATTTACGCATTGTAATTGTAAGGGTTGTTTCATTTATATCTTCTATCCAATTAAATTGATGTAAAACTTCTTTTAAATTTGACCAACATATATCCTTGGCCATTTTTAAAGTGGGAGCTACATACCATATTCTTTGATTTGGTAATGCTGCATATTTCATCATTTCAGTAATAGCCAAATAAGTTTTCCCAAAACGACGACCTGAAATTAATACTTTAAATCTTTTATGAGATTGAGATATTTTGTACTGTGGTATTGTTAGTTGAATCTTCATTTACCTCTTCGCAATAAAACCTTATAACTACCTTGTCTTTGTTAAATTGATTTTTATCAAAATTATTTATTATATCTATTACATTAGTTGCTCCGCTACTAATACAACTGTGGAAATCCTCATATTTAACATAATTACTATGCGGTTCTGTACATACATTCTGTACTGATGAGCAAATCATAATAAATAAAGCAAATTTACTCATCAAACTGATCTTTGCTTGGTGAGTTGGTCATTATATCCATTTGTATCTTCTCTATCTTTTCTCTTTCGACAAATAGACTATCCGATACAGACGATTCTCCCATCTCGATACTATGACGAGTAATTTTCGAGCTATTTTTTTCTTTATTTTTTTTATCACAAATACACTCCTTGCTTCTTAAACACATGAAATCTGTGTAATATATACAATTTCTTTCCATAGAAATTGTTTAACACTTTTAATCTTTTTTGGCTATCGCTATTATGTGCTTTCCATCTTCTGACATTTTTGCCATAACTTTAGCACAACTGTATCTGACTCTTTCAGGGTTTGCTGTTCTCTCTGATTTTCTTTTCATTTCTAAACATTTAGAAAAACCTTTTGGAACGTAATAGTGTTCTTTTAAATCACCTTTTAAAAACATTAATAAAGCAACTACTTCAATCATTTGTGATTACCATTTGTAAATTTCATTTCTCTACTTTGATCTTTTAATTTTTCTATATCGTTTTGAGCTTTTTCCATATCTTTTTCTAATCGATTAATATTTACTTTATTGTGCATTCCATCTTCTAATTTACCTTTAATCTTTTCTAAATCTTTTAAAATACTTTCTATGAGCATAAACTGTTCTGAGTCAGCTGGTAAACTACCTAATTGTCCTCTAGGCCACTTAATTCTAAACTCTGTATTTTTTTCTAAATCAGACTCCATCAATTGTAATCTTGTAGAATGTTGATTGAGCTGCTCTACAATTTGAAAATATCCCATACACCCTAAAGCCACTATCACTACAAGAGATGCCACAGTCTTCATTGGCATTTGCACGTTGGCTTCTTCAGATATTTTCATTATCTCTTTTTTTGCCATAAAATTTTTCTTTACGTTTGTCTGCTTCTATTTCAGCTATCCACCTTTTTGTAGCTGGATCGTCTTGATCTTTTGATACAAAAGACTTCTGCATATAATCTAAAAATATAATCAAAGTAGCTACAAATAACAATGCGTCAATCATATTCTAAAACCCTTTTTCCACGATTGAACAGCCCAATAAACTGGAGTTGTATTTAGCTGTTTACCTGATCTTCTGGCTTTTGCTAATATGGGCCTAAATCTAGCCATAAATGATCTCTGACGAGAAGGTATATTTTTCTTTATTGATAAATTTGGATCGCCAAACCTTACCACTTGGACTCGATTATTTTTGCGATTTCTCACATATACTGCAAATTTTTTAGATCTTCCGGGAGTTCTAAAAGGTTTGTTAAGAGTTACATTTCGATTTTTATATTTAGCCATAATAAACTTTTATCACATTTATTTAGAGCTACAAACATATCCAACTACCTTTTTATTATTAAATTTGTAATAATGCCTTTTCTTAAAAAAATCATATTTTCTGTTCTGTTTTTTGATAACGTTTGCGTGAAACCAAGAGTCACAAGAGCTAAATATTTCCAATCTATCCATTGTAATATCACCTGAAGATGCAAGAAATAAAAGAGTTATGAATATAGGCTTCATCTTTTAAAGAATCTTTGTCGCCAGCTATTGCATATCCAATTATCTTTTACGTTGTTAGTATTATGAACCCCACAAAAAGAACGTCTATTTGAGTACATACCACAATTACCACAAGCCTCTTTGCTACTTGCCGGTCTAAAATCTTCGGGAAGATTACCGGGTATAATCAACCCATCTGGGTACATGATTCTTTTGGTCATGGTTTGCCTTGCCCTCTGCCTCTTGCTTTTCTAATTTGCTTTCTCGATCTGCCTTTTTTATTTCTTTTATTCATTGTACTCGTTATAGGCTTTGAGCCAATACTCGTGCCTTTGTATGTTTTTGTGTATTGGATTACCTTACCATATACATTACCCTTTTTTTTCATCTATCTCCTCTGCTTGTGCCTCTATAATCAAAGGTAAAGGCTCTGTGATAGTCTCGGTCATAGTTCTATCCTTCATGCCTAATTCATTTTTAGATAACCATATTTGCATATTAGTATTGTCTTTTTTTATTGCCTTATCCCACATTTTTTTTCTTAGACTGGCTTTGCCTTTGTTTTTATTTACCTCAACAATTTCGGCAAAATTTCTTTGTAAAGTTCTTGCAGACATTCCTAAAACAGAAGCTATCTCCTCTTGAGTACAACCTATCTGGGATAAATTAGCCAATATATCCATATCGACCTTTACCCTTGGTCTCCCTATTGGGTTCTTTTTTTGCTCTGATTTCATTTTTTTGTCGCTTTTTGACCTGTCCACTGCTCCCACCTTTTTACGATAACATCGCAGTACTTGGGATCTAATTCTACACCATAACAAGATCTTTGTAGCTTCTCACAAGCTATTAAAGTTGAGCCTGAACCACAGAAGCTATCAAATACGATGTCACCTTGTTTAGTGCTATTGTTTATCAAATATTCCATCAAAGATACAGGTTTCATAGTGGGGTGAAGTTTTGATTTAGTAGGCCTGTCGTGTTTGATAATTGTTGTTTGTTTTCTATCTGAATACCAACTATGAGAGCTACCCTCTTTCCATCCATATAGACAAGGCTCGTGCTGCCATTGATAATCTTGTCGGCCCATCACCATAGAGTTCTTTTCCCATATTAAAGTTTGCCTCAATTTCCATTTAGCATTTATACAAGCCAATCTAAAATTTAGCCCTTCACTATCAGAATGCCATATATAAAAACTAGCACCCATCTTAAGGTGATTATCAGCAGCTATGAAAGCATCAGATAAAAACTGAATGAATTTGTCATCTGTTTGTTTATCGTTTTGTATTTTCAAAGCATCTTTGGTTTTACCTACATAGTCTACATTGTAAGGAGGATCAGTTAAATATAGATCAGCTTGAACCTCACCAAAAAAACCTTGGATTGCTATTTGGTCAGTACTATCTCCACATAATAATTTATTATTACCTAATATCCATATATCTCCTTTTTGAGAAATAGGCTCTTCTGGGGGTTCAGGTATTTCGTCATCATCTACTAAACCTTGTTTCTCTTCAAATAAAATTTTATCTATTTCAGATTTTTCATATCCAGTCAAATCTAGATCAAAGTCTTTATGCTCTAGTTCTTTTAGCTCTAAAGCAAGTAAATCATCATCCCAATCTGCATATTCATTAGTTTTATTATCTGCTATTCTATATGCATTGACTTGCTCTGGTGTAAGACCTTTTATTTGAGTAACAGGAACTTTATCTAATCCAAGCTTTCTTGCAGCTTGGTATCTTGTATGACCTACAACAATAATATTTTTTTCATCGACGACTATTGGTTGTCTAAAACCAAACTCTTTGATAGAATTTGCGACTTTTGTAATTGCTTTATCTGATAATTTTCTGGGGTTGTTTGCGTATGGCTGTAAAGACTCAATGTCAATTTGATTTACTTCTAAAACCATACAATCATACCTCTTGCTGCTAAAAATAAATAAATTAACTCCATAAGACTTCTAGATAGATCTCCATCCCTGACAGCTACTAAAACCCATAATAAGCAAGACAATATAGATATGCTCCATCCGATCCATAACATTTCTATAACACCATTTGTTAAGAAATAACAACCTATAAGGGCTAATATAAATCCAACCCATCTAATAGGTTCGTCTCGTAATTTATAAAACCTTATTTTCATCTTATCTCTAATTTTTTTTTATTAATCACGCATCCAATCGGAAATATATTATTATCAGACCACTCGTCATGCTGTTCGTCATAAGTTGATGCAGTTTTTAAATGATTTTCGTTTTCCTCTATTATAAATCCAAAAGTATTTTTAACCGCTGGATTATCTCTTAAAATTTCCGATGTTGATTTGTGACCAGCGTCTCCAGTAATATCCTCCCAAATAATATGATAGAAGGTGTACTTTTTACCACCAACCTCAACTTCTAGATATTTTGGCTTTCGCATAAATCCTTTTATATCGTTGTTCAATTTTTTTAAATGCTTTAAGGCTTTCCAAACCGACATCCCTTTTCTTTTTTCTTTTTTTTCGTTTTGGCCCTATAACTTCTTTCAATAATTTACTGGTTGTAATCATAATCTGTCTTTCAAAGGTTCATTTTTCCATTTGTGTTTATAGTAAGTTTTACCATTTTTTTCTATAATATTATATTGATCCCATTCACCGATAATCTTATCTTGTTTGCTTTTCAAACCCTTACTAATATTAGTTAATGTATTAGTTATATTATTTAGTATTGCTCCAGATGTGGTTTGGATGTGGTTCACAACCTCTCCTTGAGCCTGAAATTTGTCGTAATTACAAATACTTATTACAGTTACAGAGCTAAACTTGTGGTTCACTTGTGGTTCAATAGTGGTTCTACGAGTGTTAATCATCTTCTTCTTTTTCAATCTATCGATGAAGTTTCTCATATTAGAATATGGCATATTCCAAATTTCTGCGTTTTTTCGTATTGGAAAGACAAGCTCACCTCGATTTACAAATATTTTATTATCTATAAATCTTACCTCTTTTTTACGATATGAAGCATTGCTAATCATATATAGCCATATTGCTGCCTCTATTTTTGATTTAAATGCTGGATGTTTCCACACATTCCTGAAAGCTAAAAAATATCCTGAGTTTCGCATTT